GTCGGCTTCGCGATCGGCGAACAGACGGACGGTACATTCGTCGTCGGCACGCCGGAACCGCCGAGCGATTTAGAGCGGCAACTCGCCGCATCGCTCGCCGAAGTCGCGCGCCGCAAGGCGCCGGCCGCGGCGCCCGTTGCGAGCCGGCCAGTTGCTGCAATGGCGCAACCTTGGCAATCCGCGTTGCTCGCGCAAACGACGGCGTTAACCGACGTGTTCGCCGCGGCGCTTGCTCACGCGAGCGAACAGCACGGCAACGCGATTAAATCGGATGATATCCGATCGCTGATGCTATCGGCGTTTATAAATCTCGCGAAAAATGGGGCTCGTTCCAATGCGGCATAACGGCCTGCAAGTACTCGTAAGCGGCGATCGGGCGGAAGTTTCGCCCGTTCGCCCGCTCGGCCGGCCGGCGAACGAAACGACGCTCGCGTTTCTCTTGCGCGAAGCCGTCAAGCTCGCCCGCGGGCGTAAAGATCCGACGTTGGTCTGGTTGCTGCATAAGTGCGTGGAGCGGCTCGCGGCGCCGGCGCCTGGTGCGGAGGTTGCGCGTTGAAAATCAAATTTGAACTCGACGCGCCGCGCGTGCTGCACATGATGGACTTGGACGGCCGCGAACGCGATTCGGATTTTCCGCCGTTCGATTCGTACTGGGTATTTGAAGCCGAGGAAGGCGCCTTTTATCTCAGCGACACGCAAGGCGGACTATTCCGCGCACGGCTTCGGGCGCGCGGTATCGGCGTCGGCGAGCCGGTGACGATCGTTAAAACGAAAGTGCCGAACCCGAACAGCGATCGGCCGATCATCGAATACCTGCCGTTTCCCTGGATACCGCTTGAATCGGCTTGCGAGTAGGTGCAATAAAAAATAGATCGGGCGCCGTTGGGCGCCCATCGCAATTTTAGAAGGCAGGAAATCGATGAAATTAGGTCATAAGCTCGGGCTCGGCTGTATGGGGCTCATTGTCGCGGTATTCATCCTGGTAATGGTCATCGCGATTCGCAACAAACCGACGCCGGCTCAGCAAGCGGCGACAAACGAGAAAAACGCCGGCTATACCGCGGCGTTCGTCTGTCAGAACGCGGTACGTGAGCGTCTGAAAGCGCCGGCAACGGCCGATTTTGAGGCGCCGCGGAATGCTCAAATCAACAGGTATGACAGCGGGAATTATGAAATCGTCTCACACGTTGACGCGCAGAACAGTTTCGGCGCAAAACTTCGATCGGCGTATACTTGCGTCGTTGCGCCGGACGGCGCCGGGTTTCGAGTGCTTGAATTGAAAATCGACGGCCGTTAGTCGTCGTCGTTGTCGTCGTCGGCCGGCAACGCGCGCGCTTCGATGATCCGGCCGAGCCGCTTCGCGAAAATCTCGCGGACGTCGCCGTCGTTCGTTGCGTCGCCGTCGTCGGCCGCGAGCACTTTAACGGAGTGCGCGTCGAGTACGTCGCGCATCATGGCAACAAGCGAAGCGCCGTCGTCGGCCGTGAGCTCGCCGCGGCTCACCCGTTGGATTACCTCAAGCATCGCGGCGCGCACGTCGGCCGGCGTTTCGGTTTTCGGCAATTCGCACTGTATGGGCGCCGTCCGCGGCTTCGGCCAAATGCGATCGAAAATAATCTTCGCCGCTTGCATGTCGCCGTTTTCCGCGGCCGTGATGACTTTCGCCAATAGCGGCAAGGCGCGCGATCGCGCGGCTTGTTCCAGTGCGCGGTGCTTGCGGTTGCGGGCTCCGCGCGGCCGGCCGTCGCTCGGCGGTATCGGCGCCTGGTGCGGCGTGGGTTCGAAATCTTCGATCAGGCTTGCTTGTTCCACTTGATCGCTCCCGTTCTATCTATCATGCGCCGAAAGCCGGCACGATTGCGAGCGTAATCACACTTTCGCAGAATCCCGAACCGTGGCACAATATATGCCGGTTCGACATTTTCCCCCGATTGGCGGACCTATGGCAGTAGCGTTTGTTGAGCTTGAAAAAGAATTCGGCCGGCTTCGGCAAGGCTATGACGTTTGGGACGTGCGCGGGCGCCTGGTGCTGCGTACGCTCGTAATGAAACGCGTGCTTCGCAAGGCGGCATACTTCCGCGTGAACAGTACGGGCAAGATATACGCGCTTGAGTCGCGCTTTCGCTCGGTCGAATTACCGGCCGGCGCCGTCACGTGGATTACGAGCACGCGGAAAAGCGCATGACGGAATAAGCGGCGGAACGGCGTACTATTCCGCTTGTTCGCCGCTTATGCGTTATCCTACCGATCGTATGGCAAAGCACATTGAGTTACTGACAAAACAGGTTGCCGCGGCGCGGCTCGGGCTATCGGTCCGGCGCGTCATGGAAATGTCGATGGATGACAAATTCACGCGGCATCGGGCATTCGATCCGGTGACGAACCGCGACGCCGTCATGTTCGACGCCGCGGAAATTGACGCCTACAAGGCGCAGAGCACGCCGGCCGCGGCGCCGCGTTTGCTGGCACCGGCCGCGGAACCGATCGCCGAATTCGATTTAGACGACGACGGCCGCGGCTCGGGGCGTCTCTGGTTGACACTCGCCGAAGCGTCGGGATATTCCGGCTTGCCGGTGTCGCATTTGCTCGCCGCGATCGACTCGGGCGAGCTCGGCGCGCGGGACGTCGGTGTCCGGCCAGGTGGACATTGGCGCGTGCGGCGGTTGGATCTGGACGCGATCGAGGCGAAGCGCAAGGGCGCCCGCTCGCCGCGAAATTAGGGCGTTTTCGCCGGCCGTTCGCCGTTTATTCGCGTTGACTTTCTCGTTTAGTCGGCGTTAGCCTTGTGACGGTTGCAAAAAGCAGTACCCTAGTCGGGGCAGGGAAGTGGTTACGGCTCACCTTTGACGAGCTCTCGGCGTCCGCGTGTGCGTGCCTTTTCATGGCTCACAACGCGGGGGATTACGTCGCCAACATCGGGCGCCGGCCGTTGAATCCCAACGGCGCGTTGCCGCGGTGTGTAACCGCAATTATCACGTAAAAAGCGGCAACGGTGGAGGTTAGCCAAATGCCGCGACGCTGTGATAACGTAGACAACGACTTTGAAAGTTTCCGGACACTCGCGGGCCGTTTCCGGCATCTAAACGCGGAAACGGCACGATGCTGTCAACATCGTGCCGCTATTGTTGGCCGGGAACGGGAAGATTTGAGGTATTACCGTGCGGCCTAAAACTGCATTTAGCATATCAGAGAATCGGGCAACTCCAAACAGAAAAACCGCAACGCGAAGCGATTTTTCGTCAATTATTTCAACGACTTCTGATAACGAATATTCTGTTAATGGACCCGAAAGTCCTATTCCTGAATTGTCATTTCAGGGCGGATTTATTGCACTTTATCGGCAGCATTTCAATGCGCTCACGCGTCGCGCGCCTGGTATCCAACTACCGATCGCCATATACATCATTGGGCAAACCGACTCCGCGGCGCGCCGGCCGGAATACGCAAGAATTCCGATTAAAGACTTTATGATGCTTACGGGTGCGAAAGAACGGATGAACTGGGAAGCACTCGCAAAACTTGAAGATAGCGGTCTTCTGAAACGGGACGGCCAGGGGGGTTATAAAGTGTGCCTGGACGCGATCGACGATGTACCGTTACCGTCGGCGCGAACGTGTAAGCGGAGGGCGAAAATTGCGGCGAACCATGCGCCGTCGTCGATTGCGGCACTGCATTTAAATGCAGTGAATGAAGGGGCGATAAATGAAAATCAAATTACGCGCGAAGCGGGCGCCGGCGCCGGTGCAAGTCAATCGGGTGCTTTCGGATATCGAGCGGCTTGCGATGGACCCGGAAGTCGTTCGGATGAGGGAGCAGATAAGGCCGTGGCTGTATCGGACTCCGAAGGGAGTGTTGCAGGTAACGCGGAATGCGGCGACGGCCGACTTACTAGCGACAATGGAAGCAGCCGGCGACAAGCCGATGACGGAGGCGGAGCGGAAATGGTTCACAGCGTATCTGACGTCGGACTGCACTTAGATGCAGTAACGGGTGCAATTAACTTCCAAAAACCTGCAACGTATTGCCCTTGGAATTGGGCATGTCCTCACTTATCAACGGCTTCGCCGCTCGTAAGCATTGAAGCAAAGAAACATATAGAACCGACGACGACGGGCGCCGCGATCGGTCCGGCCGAAACGCAGGAGCGCGCCCGTTGCCTCACGCCGTCGCCGGACGAAAATCCGTATTTAGCACGTTTTCTGCAACCTGAATCCGGCGACGAGCAACGTATCGGCGATGCGTTGACGCGCTCGGGTGTGCCGTGCGATTTGATGGCGGCGCGGCGCATGTGGGCGGAATGCCGCGCTGTTAATCCGGCATTGACGGTCCGCGAGTTTCTAGTGCTGGTGGCGCTCAAACTCAATGAGTGGAGCCGGCATAGCGATGATTTGCCGGGGCGACGGACAACAACCGTAATCGGTTCGCTTATCAAGTCAATGCCGAATGCGGTTTGCGGCGCCGTCTACCGCGCGGCTCGCGAGCGGGCCGCGGCAGAACTCGCGCGGGACGTTCGCGACGCTGAAGCGATCTTGCAGGGCGATTCAACGGCCGGCGATCGCGAATGGGCGCTCGGCATTCTTGCCGAACGCGACGGTAGTTTATCCTGATAGGGTATGGAATATAACAAGCTAGACTCGGGGCGCGCGGCCGATTTGATCGAGGTATTCGAGAAAGCCATCCAACGGGACGGCGTTACTAATGTGCTCGGGTGCTTGAGTGACGCGTTGTTGGTTATCGGAACGCATCAAGCGGTTTGTAAGCTGTACTCGGAAGCGTGGCACGAGATGAGATCTCGGGATTCGCAAAATATCATTGCCCACTATCTACTGGGCGAACTGCTCGACAAACTAGAGCAACCCTACTAGAGCAACCCTCGATACTCGCCGAAGCCGGCGAATAAAACCGAAACTCCGTTGTGTGTTTTCGCTCGCCGAGTGAGCCGTTTTGCTCACAATCCGGTGAATCCCTATATCATCGTTCTGTAAAAATGCAGTAGCCTAAACGCAATCCCGGTTTCCATGCGAACTTTGCCTGTCGAGGGGCGAAAACGGAAACGGGCAAGTGCTCAACGCCGGCTTTCGGGCGCCTTATTCCCCTGTCCCTTGGGGATTTTCCCGAACGCTCTCGGTACTTCATTTCAGGAAAACTGTCTTTTCCCTCCCCCATTAGAGGTTTATCCGGCAATGATGAAGATTCCCGTTTTGAATCGCGGCGGCGATCTGGTGCTCAGGGTCCACGCCGGCGAAATGGCGCGTATGCTTTTGCTCAAGCAGGCAACCCTGAGTGACGACGGCCGTTGCCTGCAACTCGCGGACGTTACCGGCGCCGACGGGCTCGCCGGCCGTACGCATACGAGCCGCGGCGGTTTGCTCGCGGCGATCGGGCGAAGTCAACAGTACACGACGGCGAACGGCCGCGGCCAGGTGGACGGCTTCAAGACGATTTATCCCGAAGATCGCGACGTGTTCCGCTCGGCGATTCTCGATTGTGTGACGGTATGACGATCGGCGAACTCAAACAGGCGATCGCGGGGCTTGACAATCGCCTGGAAATCGAGATAATCGCCCGATATGAAGACGGCGACGGCGACGACATCGACTTGTCCTGTAATCTCGATTCGGTCCGAGCCGGCATGGACGCAGATACGGCGGGAAAATATGCGCGTTTCGAGTGCTCCGAGCATCGGGACTGAGACGACGCCGATCAACTTCAACCGCTTGCCGGCCGGCATCACGGCCGACGAAATCGCCGCGACGGCGGCGACGTTGTCCGAGTCCGAAATCCGCGACTTGCTCTATTGTTGGGAGCTTTGGAGCCGGACCGAGCAAGAGTGGCCGGCCGGCGACTGGCACACGTGGCTGATTATGGCCGGCCGCGGCTTCGGCAAGACGCGTACGGGCGCCGAGACGGTCCGGCGTATCGTCGAGCGGGCGCCGCGGCAACGCATCGCGCTCGTCGGGCCGACGGCCGGCGATTGTCGCGAAGTCATGGTGGAGGGCGAAAGCGGGCTCTTGAGCGTGTTTCCACCGGCGCAACGGCCAGTTTACGAGCCGTCGAAGCGCCGCGTCACGTTCCACAACGGTTCGCGGGCGTTTCTGTACTCGGCCGAGGAGCCGGAACGGTTGCGCGGACCGCAACACCACTTCGCGTATTGCGACGAAATCGCGACGTACGCGAAGATTAAAGACGTTTGGGATAATTTGCGGTTCGGCTTGCGGCTCGGCGACGACCCGCGGATACTCGCGACGACGACGCCGCGGCCGATCAAGTTTCTCAAAGAATTGATCGGCGATTCCGGTACGGTGGTCACCCGCGGCGCGACGCTCGACAACCGCGCGAACCTGCCGGCGTCGCAACTCGCCGATTTGGAGCGGATTTACGGCGGTACGCGCATCGGCCGGCAAGAGCTCGGCGGCGAACTCTTGGAAGAATCCGAGGGCGCGTTGTGGGCGCGCGAGTCGATCGAGCGGGCGCGCGTGCGCGTGGCGCCCGAACTGGTGCGGATCGTCATCGCGATTGATCCGGCGACGACGTCCGGCGAAGGTTCGGACGATACCGGATTATCGGCGTTCGGCATCGGCGCCGACGGCGACGGCTACGTACTCGCCGACGATACGTGCCATCTTGGGCCGGCCGGTTGGGCGGCGCGCGCGGTGCAATTGTTCGACCGGTTCGAAGCCGATAAAGTCATCGGCGAAGCCAACAACGGCGGCGATATGGTGGAGCAAACCATACGAACCGAGCGGCGCCAGATCCCGTACGAGAAGGTCCACGCGAGCCGCGGCAAAGTGGCGCGCGCCGAACCGATCGCGGCGCTTTACGAGCAAGGCAAGATACATCACGTCGGCGGTTTGCCGGCGCTCGAAGACGAAATGGTAAATTTCGTGCCGGGGCAAATCAAGCGATCGCCGAACCGCGTGGACGCGCTCGTGTGGGGTGCGTCGTATCTGATGCTCAAGCCGGCGCGCGTCGGACGGGCGTTGAGCTTATGACGGCGGCTCAGCGGACGGCCGTGATGTGTGTGGCTGAATCGGAAGGTTGGAACAATCGCACGGCGCATGAAGTTGGGTTGTTGTTGTGGAGCTTGTTCCGGTATTACGTGATTCGGTTGGGTGCGCCGAAATGAGCATCGTGACGATTCGCTATCAGGCCGAAGTCGAGTGGTTCGATCCGGGCGCCGATCGCGGCCGGCGCGAACTGTGCGACGTTGTCCACCGGATCGAGTATTCGACGATGGAAACCGCCGATTTGGATTGGGAACCGATCGCCGAGCGAAAGACAACGTAAGTTGTTGTAGACGACTTGCGAAGGAACCGCGAACGGCGATCGGCGATACTGAGTCTACCATGCGGTACGTGCAATTTGCGATCGCGCGCGTTGCCGGCCAGTTGATGCGCGACGCCGGCAAGCGCGAATTGACGCCGGACGAATGGCGCTTGCTCCACAATCTTTCGCCGGCAATGGCGCGCATCGAAGCGCAAGAGGCGGCGCGCGGCGCCGGCAAGGCTTCGCCGGGAATAGTCCACCCGACGAACGGGCGGACGGGGCGCTAACGACCGGGGGCGGTGGGCGGCGCCCGCGTTCGCTCGGGGTTTCATCGGAGGTTGCCAATGTTAAATGTTCGCTTTGTGTGCCTGGTGCTCGCGTTCGCGTGCTTGACGGCCGCGGCGTTCGGCGTGCCGTCGCGCGTCAATCTGATTGCGGCCGGCTTGGCGCTTTGGGTGCTCGCCGTGCTGATCGCGTGATTGAGCGGGCGAATCGGCGGACGTTCGGACGTTCGCCCGCTCGGTTGTATGAAACGGGTGATGCCGTGGGGAACATTCGCCGGCCGCAAAATTGTTGAGCTCGACACCGGATACCTCAAGTGGATCGCGCGTTGGATTGCAAATCAGGCGGATTCGGACCGCTTCGCCGGTCTGAGGGAAGCGATCGCGCACGAGCTCGAAGGGCGGCGCCTGGAAACGGAGCACAAGCGGGTCAAGGCCGAGCGGAAAGCGAAGCGCAAGAAGCGCAAGACGACGGTTGCCGCAATCGACGCTCAGAACCGCTCGGCCGCGCGTTTGATCGCCGGCAATCCGCGCCGCTATCAGGGAATTATGCAGGAATGGGCACAAAAGATACTCGGCCGGCCGGATATGCGGTTCGACGATCCGCATTGGACGAAATGAGCGGGCTCGGGAGTTTGACGCTATGCCAGTAATTGAACGCGTGCTATCGCGGCTCGGGCTTTCGCGCAAGGCGGACGTGCCGATTATCAACGACGGCCACGGCAACCTGCCGACGGTGCGCGTTGTCCGCGGTACGGGACTCGGCGCCGCGACGTGGACGGCGACGGATTACACCGGCTTGGCGAGCTCGGGCTATTCGGTCAATTCGGACGTGTATGCCTGCATTTCGTTGATTGCCGCGGCCGGCAAACAGGTCAAATGGTGGGACAATTCGGCCGGCTCGAAAGCGCATACGCCGGCGCCCGAACTCGCAAAGGCGATCGGCCGCGACGCCGACGGCTTGCGCTTCGGCGGCGACGAACAGGCGCGCGGGCGCCATATCAAGGCGGCGACGAATCCGCGGCCGTCGATCGAGCTTTTGACGGCGTCGGGCGGCGCCGCGTTCATCGAAGCGTGGTTGTCCTATATCCTGATTTCGGGCAATACGTATATTGAAATCGCGCGCAAGGGCGACGGGCCGGCCGGCTCGCCGTCGCGGCTCTACCTGCAACGGCCGGATCGGGTAACGGCCGTCTTGCGCGCGCCTGGTGGCGAAGCTCTGCAAATGAGCGAAGACCAATTAGTCGAGCGGTGGCGCGTTTCGGCGTACGGGCAAGCGCGCACGCTCGACAAGGCGGATATCGTCCATTCCAAGCTATTCAATCCGACGGACGATATTTACGGCATGGCGCCGTTGCAGGCGGCGCTCTTGCGTGTGGACGCCGAAAACGAAGGGCTCACGCTCATGAAGCGGATGCTGCAACGCGGATTCTCGCCGGGGTGGATCGAAGCGGCGAAAGATTCGCAATGGGACGAACCGCAAGTCGCGCAGTTGAAAGAACGGATCCGCGGTTCGAAGCAACTCGGCGAAGAATTATTTCTCGAAAACGCGACGTGGCATCAGATGGGATTCACGCCGCAAGATTCCGGCGTTACCGATCAGCAAATCTTGAGCAAGCGCGACATCGCGAGCGTCTTTCACGTGCCGTCGGTACTGATCGGCGACGCCGCGGCGAGCACGTACAACAACTATCAAGAGGCGCGCCGCGCGTTGTACATGGAAGCGGTGATTCCGCTACTCAAGCATTTTAAAGACGACTGGAACCGGCGTATCGGTTCGCTGATCGGCTCGCCGTTGGATTTCGATAAAGACTCGTTCGACGCAATCACGGCCGCGCGCGCCGAAGCGACGGACCGTGTCGTAAAATTATTCACGAGCGGTTTGATTACGCAAGCCGAAGGGCGCTCGGATCTGGAGTACGGGCCGGCGCAACCGTCGGACGTGTTCTATGCGCCCGCGAATATCATGCCGTTGGGGGATAAAGGCGTGTAAGATGGCGCAATTTGCCGGCATGTTTCAAGTCGAAACGGTCTTAGCGACGGACGGCGGTAAAGTCGTCGTACGGATCGACGATTACGAGGCGCAGTTGGATCCGCTCGACGCGCAACGGCTCGCGCTTGCGCTCGTGGAAGCCGCGGCCGCGGCTCGGGCGGAATCGTGGCTTGTGCAATTCCTGCAAACGCAATTGCAAGTCGAGCTCGGCGCCGCGGCGCGCGTGATTGCGAGTTTCCGCGATTACCGCGCGGCCGATATCGAACGCGACGCGGCGCCGGCCGCGGCGCCAGGTGGCAAGCCGTGACGTTGCAGGCGAACCAACGCGTACGGATTTCGGGCGAAGCCGGTACGGTAATCGGGCGCGTCGAAGATATCAGCACGGTGGACGAAATGCCGGAATTCGCCGAGCTCGGATTCGCGACGGCCGGCGAATTCGCGCCGCGCTCGATCATGCGGGAATTCGGCATCGAACGCGTCGCGGCGATCAGCTATCACGCGTCGCCGAACGCCGAGTATCTGTTTACGGCGTTCGAAATCGGCGGCGAATGGTACGACTTGCGGCGCAACCGGCTTGCTATCGAAGTCGTCGGGGTATTCGGATGAGGTCGCGCCTGCAAACGGCGATCGCGCGTTTCAACGGGCATTGCGCCGAGTGCGGCCGGCCGATCGCGCGCAACGCGCCGATTGTCTACGATACGAAGCTGAAACGCACGCTGTGCAAGGCGTGCGGCGAGCACCAACAGACTTCCGAAGGGCAGTTATTCGTAAAGTAATGGTACTGGCAGTGCCGGCAAAAGCCGCGCGGATGTATCGCGCCTTCGACGCGTTTATGGCGCAAGCCGGCCGGGGCGCGACGCGCTCGGCGCATACAAGACTCGCGATGGAAGCGCGCAAGGCGGCGAACGCGTACGGCCGCGGCGACGGCGAAGCCGGGGCTCTGGGCGCGATTCATGATTCGGTGTGGATTTCGTACCTCGGCCTGGTCTGGATCGAAATCGTCACAAACGCCGGCCAGTTGACGGCCGAGCAGCTCGGCGGCAAGGTCGACGCCGGCGTATTCGATCGCGCCGCCAGGCTGTACCTGGAACGCAACGGCCGCCCTCGAGGCGCCGGCATCGCCGAGACGTCGCGCAAGGCGGTTGCGGCGTCGATAGGCCGCGGGCTCATGGCGGGCGAAATGCCGGCCGACGTGGCGCGCCGAATCGTTTCCGACGCCGACCAGGCGGCGATATGGCGCTCTGCGACGATCGGGCTTACGGAATCGCATGCGGCCGGCCATTTCGGCGCGTGGACGGGCGCCGTGCAGACTCTCAGGGGTTGGGTCAAGGTGTGGGCCCCACCGCGGGCCCATGGAATCACGTGCGATCAGCACAAATCGACACATGGACAGCGGCGAGGCCTGCGCGAGGCCTTCGATGTGGCGAACGACTATGAAACCGACAATCCGGCTGGCGACGCGATGAATTACCCGGGCGACGGCGAGCATGGCGCCCGGGCATCGAACGTCATCAATTGCCGATGTGCGCTGGAGTTTGAACGGCCATAGGAACGGAGGTATGCAGGTATGGGCATAAAGGGCAAACGAGGCGAGAGGCCGGCCGTGGCCGGTAAGACCGACGACGCCGGGGCCGCGGATCCGGTCAGAGTCGAGCGGAGCTCGGGCGAGACGGACGAAAAGCCGGCCGCGGCGCCAGATACCACGATCAAGACATACGAAAAGATCCTGGTAACGGAGTCGGTGAAACACACCTTTACGCAAGTCGAGCTCGCCGAACTCGCCGACCGCATGGCGCAAGCCGCGGCGCGCGTCTACGAAATCGAGCGGCAAAAGGCCGAGCAAGCGGCGCATTTCGGCGCCGAACTGAAGACGGCGAACCTCATGGCCGGCGAACTGGTGGCGAAGTACAACCTTCGCTACGAAATGCGCGACGTGGAATGCCGCGTGGAATTCGACGTGCCGGAACCGGGGTACAAGTCGTATATCCGAACCGATAACGGCAAGAGCGTCAAAGAAGCGCCTATGACGCCGGCCGAGCGGCAACGGGCGTTTGTATTCGATGCCGGCGACGGCAAACCGCAATGAAGGGCAGGGAAGTGGGGCCGTATCGTGGGCCCAACGGGCTTGCTAAAGGCCCAACGCTCTGCATTACGCGGAGTAGCGACTTGCAGAGGGGTTAATGCGATGGGTTCCGATTTTCAAGCGCCTTTAATCGGTCTTCGTGGTTTTCGATTTCGGTATCAAGGGCTCGAATCGCGGCGGCGTGCGTGCGTTGCCGCATTTCGTTGGGTGATGCCCATTTATGAAACTCAGTCAAAAGGGCAGTTTCTACGGCTTCGACCTTTTGATGTAACAAGGCCAACTGCCTATGGATTTCTTCAAAGTGTTCTTCAGCGTTCAAGGGGTTTCTCCTGTCGGTTAGCGACCGACTAAGTACATTATAACACGGGAGTTACAGTCATGCCGACGATCGAAAAGAAATCATTCGTTTGCGAGCTCGCGTTTAAGGAAGTCACCGAAGACGGCCAGTTTGAAGGGCACGCCGCGGTATTCGGCAACGTCGATCTTGGCGGCGATCGCATCAAACGCGGCGCCTTTACGCGCACGCTCGCCGAAACGGGCGGCAAATGGCCGGTGCTCATGGGCCACATGATGGCGCGTCCGGTCGGATTCTCGACGGGCGGCGAAGAGGATTCGAAAGGCTTGCTCGTGCGCGGCGAATTCACGCTCGCGGCCGACGACGGCCGCAATGCGTACGCGCTTGCGAAGCACGCCGCGAAGTTGAAGCAACCGTTCGGGCTTTCGATCGGTTATGGCGTCGGAAAAGACGGCGCGAAATTCAATTCGGATACGGGTGTCCGCGACTTGAGCGATTTGGACGTTTACGAATTCTCGCTCGCCGCGGTGCCCATGAATCCGCGGGCGCGCGTCGCTCGGGTGAAAGCGGCCGGCGAGCCGCTCACCGAACGCGAAATTGAGGGAATCTTGCGGGATGCCGGATTCTCGATCAGTGAGGCGAAGTGCCTCATTTATTCTTTGAAGGGGCAACGGGACGTTGAACCGGAAACGCTAGAAGTAGCGGCGAAATTCCACGAACTCATAAACACGGCCGGCGTGATTCAGGAATTCATGGCCGGCATGGAGCAATTACGTCATGCCTGAAAACAATACCGTAGTCACCGGCGACGATGTCCAGAAATTGATGGGCATTCTTACCGGCTTCAAGGGCCAGTACTCGGCGCTCGCCGACGACTTGACAAAGTACTCCAAGGCGCAATCGGAAACGACCGAAAAGCTCGGCAAGCTCACGGACGACATGATCGCGTTGCAATCGAAGTATCAAACCGAAGCGCAAAAGCGGCTCGACGCGATCGAGGAAAGAATGAACCGCGGGCCGGCGCAGTCCGAGGTAAAGACGATCGGCCAACAGGTCGTCGAGAATCCGGCGTTGCTCGCGGCGATCAAATCGGGCGGGCGGTTCGCCGTCTCGATCGCGGTAAAAGGTCCGATCGCGGCGTATCTCGCGCAGAAAGACATACTCAACGTTTCGACCGGCATTTCCGCGCCGCTTTCGCAAATGGCGGTTGGGCCGCGGTTGCCGCTCGGCGTGCGCTCGCTCGTACCGCAAGGCCGGACG